CTTGGGGTCCTTAAGCCCTTCTTTTATAATTTCGTTTATCTTTTCTGTGTAGAACCTGATTTCTTCTAAACAGAAATTGTAATATGGGTCGTTCATTACTTATTATGAAACGCGTTTCTTTAAATATTTAACTTACTTTTTGGACTTTTGTTTTTTAGCTTCTGGTTTTATGTTCTTTAAAAAACTATTAATCATTTTGTTTATCATGTTTATCCTTATATTCGTCATTGAACGTTTACGTGATTCTGGATCAATCTTAGTTATATTTTCTTTACGTGGTAAGAGAGATTTGGGAGTTTTATTTGAACGAGTTGTTTTATCACCCATTTATTATACACACGTATTTATTTTTTGGAAGTTTTCTTTTTTGGTGATACTTTTTTTTTCGTTTTGAATGGTGTTACCATAGTTTTAACATTTTTTGTCGATTTCCTGAGCGTGTTTGTCATATTTTTTTGGGTTCGTGTGAGAGCTTTCCCTTCCTTTTGAAGTTGGTTAAGAATGGTTGACAAAGCTTTTCTGAATTCTTTATCGGCTTGCATTTTTATATTAAACGATATTTTATTTTCTTGATTTTAATACTCTTATAGCAGCGTTAGTTATATTAATTTTTCTCCGAAGATCCTGTTTTCTCATAAGTAATTGTGCGATTTCCAAATTAGTTTTATTAACTGGTTTACGCACAGATGTGGTAGGTTTGCGACGCGTTTTTTTACCCAACATCACTGGGCTATTTGCACTTATGTTTGTATTTGCGTTATTGGTGCGTTTCTGTAATTTTTTCGAATTGTTATTACGAACTTTAAATGTATTCATTTATCGTATACTGATATTTTTTATATGGTTGGTATATATTCCCATTTTAATGTTTTGCACATTTTCTTCCAAATAACATCTTGTTGATATAATTTTTCTTTTGATTTTAAGAGTGGAAAATATTTTAAGTATTTATCTTCGCTTAAAAGTTCGCAGAATTTATAGAGTACGTAAGAGTAACTTAAAAAATTTTTACGTTCCGTCGGACAATTATCATCAAACGGTTTTTGTATATCCTTGAACATGATTCGTAATTTTTCCTCAAGTTCCTGTGGCATTTTCGGCGGTGATAAACCACTTAATATATTTGTTATGTAAGGTACATGTTCGTAATACTTATTGAGTTTAAGTTTTTTTAAGAGACTTCGAACTCGGGCGTGTGTAATTTCTTCAACTATTTTTATTTTTATCTTTTTCAATTCGTTTCGTAATTGTTCTATAACTTCAACGGGTATATTAGTGGTTTCTTGTGCCTGAAACTGTGATAACCATTCGTTAAAATGATTTTCTCTTTTATACGAATAATTTACGATTTTTTCTGAAGTTTCCTGTTCTTCTCTGTACGTCAACTCTTCGCTTATAAGACATGCTATAATCAAACCACATGATTCACACACGAGATCACTAGTATCTCTTAAATGGTAAACTGTACTCTCGGGACAGTTTGGACACTCTTCTGATTTTTTAATAATAGGTCTATCGACGTTAACTTTTTCAACATCGATGAGATAATCATTGAATATATCTTTTCGTTGTAAACCTACGGTTTCTTTACAATTAAATATGTTATCAGTCGAGATTTCCTGCTTTGAATCGAGTGTGTATTGATTCATATATGGCATACATTGTATTATATACTGTGACATTTCATTTTCATATAAATTTTTATTATACGGTTCTTTTTTTATTAGTTCTTTCCAATTTTCAATTTTGTTGTTATACCTACTTAAAAAATTACCTTCCATATAATAACTATATAGAATGATATTCAATCTTTTAACTAATGTTATTATTTGGGTATATGATAGTTTTAAATTTATAATGAGTGAACCGGATTATAAAATTATACATACGTCGATGGAATATTTCACTAATGAAATCATACCGGATGAAGATACGTTAGACGACTTTTGGTATGAAGAGTATAACGAATGGGATGGTTATTCGATGTCACATTACAAATCTCTGAATGGAATAGATTATAAAAATACATCTATACCTGAAAATGTGGAAAAAACTATTGTTCGGATAAAATATTGGTACAAGGATAAAGTGTACAAATACATAACGTACGATATGAACCACGAATGGCCACCTATAAAAAAATCGGGTATTACATTTAACATGCCAATGTCAAGTGTACATCTACTTGATTCGCACGATAAGCCTGTAAAAGATTTATTAAATAAAATTAGAAGATACGCTGGACCAAGACACGATTTTCACAATCAGAAAGTCCTCGTAAAAGATATGTTATATTATGATGAAGAAACTTTGAAAGAAGAGTATCCTACGATACGTTTAAAAAATATTATTGGGTTTGTAAAAAATTTAGATACATCTTCATCATATATTACAGATTTTCGCATACCTTAGTTGCCAAATAAAATTTCAAGTCTCCTAAATTTGCAACATTATATTTTAAAATCAAAAACCTATTTTGGTCTTCTTGCATAATTTGAACCGTTGAACACATACCGGTTGCCTTTGTAAAAATGTTCATGTATCGAAGTGAATATATACCTGATATTTCAGGACTTTCTTCTATACACTGGATCGTAGTTTCTTGATTTGCAAAGTCACCGTTGCAATATAATTTCATGGTATTTCCGACTCTTGTTATTTCAATATCGTTTCCTATATTGAACATATCTCTACATATTCTTTGAAAATCAGAAGATGGCATCGGTGTTATAGTTGTCATATTCATAGATGGTACTTCAATTTGATTTTCATTTATATCGAGGAGCTTCAAATCAAATTTCGTACAGGTTTTCTTAGTTTCGCTATGTATTTCTATATGCATATATTCTCGACAATTTATTGATAATACAAGAACATCAGTGTTGGATATCGATTTAAGTAGTTTAAATGTATTTGATACGTTTATACCAGCTATAATTTCACTATCACATTCGTATTCTTCAAAATTGTCAGCTGATAAAAACATATCTACGAGAGATGTTCTTGCGGTATCTAGAGTAACTATATATACTCCATCTGGTTTGAAATATATATTAACATCGTTAAGTATATCCTTGAGTACTTCAAAAGTTGATTTAAAAGCAGAAGCTTGTATAGTAGCTAACTTCATTTAGATTTAAAGTGTAATCATTTCTTTATACTAATTTTTAGTTTCCTGTGTATGTGAAGTATATGCTTCATTAACACTCTTGTTTATCTTAGCTTCGAGTTCTGCTGTCATCGGTGGTTGTAAAGAAACACCGTAATCATCAAGACCAAACATTTCATTGGTGTTTTCACCCTCTTCTAAAGTTGTCATATTACACTCACCGAATCCACACATTTCAAGTTCTTTAACTGGTAATAACGATTCTAACCAGTTTTTTATTTCATTACCTACTAAAAGCTTTCCATTTTTAGTTAACATTGTTGGTACCCTGCTTATTTTATTCCTATATTGAGGAGGTATACCACGTTCGTTAATATTATGATAAGATACAATGTTTTTCAATTGGTTATTTTTTTGTATATAATCGATTATATCTAAACTATGATTACAATGTGGGCTATATATCAAAAGTGACATTCTAAAATTACATGGTAAAAAAATATCATGAATAAAATCACATTAAATTAAAAAATAAAAATAACAATTAATACTAAATGAATAAGATCATTGTTGTTGTTGTCTTTCTCCTGATAGTACTATACGTATCCAGGAGAGAGGAGAAATATGGTGGTAAAAATGACCTGTTTGAATCCGACGAACCAACACGATTGGCTGAATACAAGGAGAGTGAAGATAGTATAATTATAACACACGATCTAATGAACGAAATCGTTTTACAATCTAATAAAGCAATTTCTAAAAGAACGGGTTTATGTACTTATATTATCGAAACAACGAGTATGAAATTATATAAACACAAAACCACTGGTGGTAAAATTTTTAGGTGTATGTTTATGGTTGCAAAATATGGTAACAAAGGTTTTGATTTTGGTTTTTCTGTAGTGGTTGACGTACGCGTTATAAATGAAGGTCCTCGTTTGGAAGTTCCAGGTGTTGGTCAAAAAACACAAGATTTAATAGAAGCAACTGAAAAAAACATTAGAGATAAATTAGCCAAGGGTTTAGAAAATTTAAATGAAATAGACGAGATTATGCTTAAGAAGGACGAGAAAAATTTAATGAAATTTAAATCTGCTAATAAAGTCAAAATCGACGATAAACCAAAGGTTGCTATATTATCTATACGTTCTCAGCCAATTGATGTACTTTTACCAGAGAACGATAAACCATTTATTAACCCAACAAAACCACAAGAATTTGAAGATTATTTACGTGTAAAGGGTAATGAGGTAGAGTATATTAAAAATACAGATTTGATCCAAAAACAAGTCACGAGTGCTGAGGAAATGTATGGTACCCCGAAAAAGGTTGAAGTGCCTGTTATACCACAAAAAAGAGTTGGAACTGGTTTGATCGAAAAACTGAGGGATACTGTCAAAAAAAATAAATCAGTCCTATTGTAATGATCAGTATAGATGATATATCAAAAATAGCTGAAAAAAGAAATAAACTGAAAAAGGAAACGTATACGAAAATATATGAACAGATAACTAAAAAAATAAGACAATCTGTTGATATGGGTAACAAATATATGTTTGCACAAATACCTTCGTTTGTTATGGGGTATCCGCATTTTGATAGAATAAAAGCCATGCAATACATAATTAGACAGTTTCAAATAGGTGGTTTCATGGTACAGACAGTCGGTGAATTTGAAATATGTATATCTTGGCGACCTACAAAAAAGAATAAGACTAAAGAAGAAAATAATCAAGAAGATGAATTACACGAAGATTTTCCAACACTCGTAAACTTAAAAAAAGCTGCGAATAAATACAGGACAGCGCGATAATTGGTTCATAAAAAAATTCCCCTTTATCATAAATGGATAACCTTAACATACTCGTAGAAGCTAAAAGAGAATATCTCGGTCAGCTATGCATTCTCATGTGCCCGGTTATGATAGAGACGTTTGAAGAAATGTATGAAGAAGCATACAAATTATCTAAGGGTAGAAAGGTTCTTGTAATGTACCAAAAACTTCTCAAGGAAGTACCTAACTGGAGTGATGCCATGTCCAAACAACACTCGGATAATATTGCGAATAGATGTGCATGGTTTAATGATTTACTCGCAGCAGTTTTTGTAAGCTGTGTAAAAATATTATCAGCTGTTCGATTAAGCAAAGATAACAAAAAAATTTCACTTAAACTTCCTACAAATGAAGTTTTTATTCAGATGTGTCATAACAAAGCCGCAGAATCCTTGTATAATGATCCGTATATATACCACGAAGAACAAAACGAACATTCGAGAAACGACAAACTTTTTGAACGATTTTCGGTATGCATAGAAAATGCTGTAAAAGAACTCATCCCTGTTCAACAAATTTTACAGACTTATATGTCTCAAACACAAGAAGGTCAAGATTTGGATTTAGGGGATGCTGAAGTGGGTGATTCCGAGGATCCAGAACTTCTTGAAGGTGATCAAGAAGAAGTTGCGAGCGAACCATTTGAAAGTGAAACTCAAAACGAAATGCCAATGGAAGGTGTTGAACCAGGAGAAATGGGTATGGAAACGGACATGAATATGGGTGAACAACAAGAACAACCTATGCAAATGTCTGACGGTGAAGAACATATGGAAACAGACGTAAATCAACCATCATCCTCTTTTTACAATAACGAATTCAAAACTATAAACACTAACAACAGACAACAGGTACCAACGAGAGACGAAGGTGTTTTATTCCCAGATGCACCCGATGCTCATAGAAAAAAACCTCAATTATATTAAATGGAGTTCGAAGACTATTTAAGAGATCCAGCATGGGCCGGAATAATCGCTGGTTTTATTACAGCAGGATATATACATTTTAAAGCAAAATTAAATAATGAAGGTAAGCTCGCTATGAGTGCATACACAAAACCAGCCGCACTTGTTGCAATATTAGTTTTTTTGATAGTATCTAATGGTTTGGGTAAGAAAGAGACTATATCATCTGAACCATTTTAAATATAACTTAAAGATAGTATTAGTATACTTATTACAAAAATGACTTCGGTAACAGCTTTCAATGAAATGATGGGGCAATTCATCGATGAATTGCAACAGACTTTCCCAGAAGAGAAAGGATTAAAAAAATGTAGATCTGCATTTGATCTTATGAAAAGTACCAATCCAAGATTAGTCGTTGATGGTTTTATGTCTAATGTGATGCCATATGCGGATAAAATTTCGTCAAAAGATGAAACATTTTTTATTAACGAATCTAAAAATCTCGATTTTATGAAAGGTGTTAATTTGAAAGAACATTGGGGAGGGTGTTCCGAAAATACAAAAGATGCTATCTGGCAGTATGTACAAACCCTCTATATGCTCGGTACAACTATTAAAACTATACCAGCCGACACACTTAACATGATTGAAAAAGTTGCTAAGCAATGTGCTGATAATATGGGCGACGATGCCAATAGTATGGACGAAGCTCAACTTATGAAAACAATGCAAGGTATGCTCGGTGGAATGTTAGGCAACGGTAAAAAATAAACTCCTATTATATAAATGACATCTTGGTTCGACGATCCCAAACAACTCATTCGTACAGATAAAGTTTTAAATTTTTGGCCATCCAGTACACAATCATCAGAAGAACGTGTAAATTCGGCAGCACGTTTTATAATTTACGCGACTTGTATAATATATTTAATAAAAAGAGACGTGCGTATATTTGTTATAGGCGCCACTGCACTAGGTGTACTTTACATAATGGAAAAATCTAATATGGTTAAGGAATCCCTTAATAGAACAAACCAACCAGAATACAAATACGGACAGTGTCAATTACCAACAAAAGATAATCCTATGGGAAATGTCCTCATGTCGGATTTTGGAGACAGACCAGATAGACCATCATCTTGTTATTATCCAACAGTACAAACAAGTGTTAATAACTTAGTAACGGACGGTGTTAAATATGGTCCAGCTCGATCGAGATCTTCAGCACCAGAACATCACAGAAATGCCATGTCTAGACAATTTGTATCTGTTCCAGATGTTGCGTTAACAGCCGACTCTCACTATGAATTCATACATGGTAAGAGGGAACAAACGTGTAGACAAAACCCACGCATGTGTAACCCAGATGCGAGAGGTGCACAACTCGAAGCATTCAGAGGTTTAGATCCAGATGGAGACTCTCGTGTCCATGGAAGTAGAGCACCAGCTAGCTTTTCCCCTTAAAAAATTGTTTTTTTACTTATTAGTAGATACTCGATTTGCTTAAACAAAATCTTTTGTAATAGTAAATGGCGTACCAACTCCAACCAGGATTGAAAATAGTCGAAGACAAAGCTATCCCAAATACATGTGCGACTGAAGAGGTTTTTTTATACCCCCAGCCCAGTACACTAAACTATGGTTCATCGAGACCAAATACCATGTTATACGGAACTGCCCCATACATGGCAGGTAAGGGATCCCCAGCCCAATATATAGAGACAAGCGACATACTTCGTCCACAATCAACGACGAGATTCAATAAAGTTTTAGCAAAGACTTACGAAAAAAATTTACACCCACTTCAACACGTCGAGTGCAAAGTTCCACTCCGAACTCAAAGTTATGAACCTGCGAGTACACGTGCCGATGTACAAAATGGTATGTTCGGTAAAAGGTACATGAATAAAAATGTTAATAAGAAATAAGAATGGCTGACCCATTATCGATTTTTGCGATTGCAGGATTAGTTTATGCAGGTCGTAAACTCAGTAAAAGTTCAGACGAACAATATACTCTTCAAGCTGCTCAAATAGCAGACCAAGTCGATGTTAGACCAGAATCTAATAGAAATTTAACTATAGACGACGATTTTTTGGGACAAACTTCACCCCTTGTAGAATCAGAATACACGTCTAAGACTGAAGTTTCGTCGTTCGGTGATATATCTCAACAAGGTAGATCATCGGGCGGTGAAGTCTTAGAAATGAGAAATAGAATGTATGATGGAGGGATTATGAATAACCTTTCACCAATTGAAAGAACAAATGTAGGTCCAGCTCTCGGCGTTGGTCCAAACGTACCAGCTATTGGTGGACATCACCAACTTTTACGTATTAACCCAGAAAATGTCGGTGCATATAGATTAACAACTTTACCAGGGAGAAGTGGTCCCGCCTTTGACGGTAAAGGTGGTCGAAGAGGTATTGCTGGAGAATTGGGTCATAATAGACCTGAGAAAACTGCGTATCTCCCAGAACGTCTTCCAAATGCGGGTGGTAGAGCACAGGGATTTTCAGGTAGAACAGCGCGAACTGAACACGAAAGAACAAAAAGAACAACAAACAGATCAGAAACTGGTTCTAGAACAGATACACTTTCCACAGCATCGGCAAAAAGAACAGTTTCGGCACTTACTAGAGCCGCTGAACCAACTAGAAACAAAAAGGATGGTAACATGGAAGCTTACCAATACCAAAATAATCCAGCACCAGGTATTCATAAATTCTCTCATGGTTATTTGAATTCTCCAGGTTCTAAAATCGGTGAAAAGCGTGTATATGGGGATGCATACACATCGAGTGAACTTGGTAAATACGGATTTAGACCAGATGATAGAAGAGGTAAAGCGGGGCGTGCAGCTGGTCCGGGTCGTATGAATGTTCGTGCTGATCCACTTAACCAAGGTGGTATGGTAACGAGTGTTCGTTCTGATACGACACGTATAGATGGGCGTGTAAATTCAGCGGACGGTGGATGGACACAACATTACAAAAATAATGATTATCATCAATTTAATGCCTATAAAGGTAATGCTAACCCTAATAGTACCCAGGATAGTTTGGGTGTCGCTAAAAGACAACTTCAAAATAACCCCCTTTCGCATAGCCTTTGTTAAATAAAAATGAAAACATCAAGTTAAACACTCATTAAAATAATACTCCGTTATTTTAATGAAGGTACATACATTAGATATAGACAGCGGAGAACGTGACCCTGTATCTTATCCTAATCCAAGTGATTATATAGTTAATTTAAAAACACCTATTTACAATGTCAGTAAAATATCATTAATATCAGCACGTATTCATAATAGCCAGTATCTCATAAACGATAGAAACAATACATTCACAATTAATAGTTCATCTACTAATCATGATATAACTATACCAAACGGAAACTATAACGGTAAAGATTTAGCTTCAAATGTTGTTGTGAATTCAAATAGCATGTTATCTGGATCTACGTACGATAAAGATACGAATGCTATAACGTTTGAAGGTCCAAACCAGTTTAGTTTTGATTTTTATAACGGTAAAAATGGGTATAAATCAACCGTGAGTGGTAAAACAACACCTCACGATGTATTAGGTTTAACTGCAAGTAATGTATTTTCTACATCTAATTCCCCTTATAAAATGGAAACTGGTAGCGTTAATTTACAAGGTGCAGATGCTATCATAGTAAAATTGAGCAGTGGTTCTGATGATTTTAATAAATCTGTATTTTCAGATTTACCTTTTTACACTGGTCGAATACTTTTGTGTGGCGATGTTATAAATTATTCGGGTGTGGACGACGCTGTAGAACATAATTTTGATTCTGGTAAACATAAAACGATATCGAAGTTACGTGTTCAATTTTATTATAGTAGTAATAATCGTTTAATACCTTATAATTTTAGAAACGCAAATCATATATTAAAACTTGCCGTTACGTGTTCGACTGATAAATTTGTTAATATACCTAGATTATCTAATGAAGAAACCGACGAAGAAATTATATCCGAGACTTTAAAAACACCTATGAATATCCTCGAAAAAGAAGAAGAGGATAGTCATAAATGGGATGCATTTATATCTATATTTTTATTAGTTTCTATGGCAATATTTTTATTACTTATTATAAAAAAACCCCAAAAAGTTACTTCGTAATAGCGAAGACTGGTTGTTGTGGTCTTTGTACCTTAGAAGACACTCTAGAGATCGCCAAGTAGACGAAGATGGACAAGAGAGTGGTGAACAAGGCAGTGAGCGTGTAGTTCATGCCTCCGTTCTTGTTAACTTTGACAACTTGGTTGACGACCCATCTCACCAAATCGACCCACGAAAGGGCGGCGGCAAATGAGAAGCCAGCAACGATAGCGTTGAGGGATTGACCTTCGAGTTCACGGGCGACGAGCATAGCAGTTTCTTGAGCAGACATTTTTTATACTATAAATATAGATTTTATTCTGGGAATAAAGTATCTTCGAATAAAATTTTTTTATACTTTTTAGTGTTTTTTAAATACCCCTTAAGCATTTTAGGTTTACTTTCACCTGAAGATGACGACTCAGTTTCAGATTCAGTTTCAGTTTCAGTTTCGGATTCACTTTCACTTTCATCTGAGCTATCACAAGATATTTTGAAAAACGATGATTCTATGTTAGATCCCTCTGGGTTAGAGGTGTTCATTACTATCTATAGCATTTTTTAACATCTGTTCTGTCGGGTTTTTCGGCACCCATTCTTCCCAACTATCATACGCCATGTTCATTTTAACATATTTGTATTCTCGACCTGAATACCTCGTAAATTCAATATCTTCTTCATCTTCATTTATAATTTCGAGTTCGTCTTCTAAATTGTCACTGTCGTCACTGTCTTCTTCGTATATTTCTGGGAAGTGTGATCCCAATTTCTTACCAACTTCGTGCATAGCACAATACTTTATAGCATATTCCATATCTTCACCTAGAAGCGTGTCTCTTCCACACGCTTTTGCGTACCCTGCTGCAAGTACCATTGCCTTTTCTAAAATTGGTTGTATAACATTTAATGCGGAATCCTGTATTTGTTCCTGCATAAGTAAAGCTGCGTCATTTTCCTGTTGAAGTGACATTTTAATAGAGTAATTTTGCAATACCGTTCTCCACTTGGAGTATATTGTAACTTTGTGCCAAAACTCTAAGTTCTCTTTCAGACTCATTATCCGGCGTTGTTGTAAGTTTGAGTATTTGGTCTTTAATTAAACTGAAATTGACCTGTCCTGTTGGGTACCATCGTTCGGGTTCTAAAGCGAAACTATACGAATAGTACCTTCTACATAGTTGTGTTCTTGTATGGTGTATACCGCTTTGAACCGCGCGTAAATTTACAACTTCACCAGCCGCTCCACTAATAACATCGGTATCGTCTAAGGTCAAAGAAAGTTTTTGTAAATTCTCAAAGTTCGTATATTCGTCAGTGGTACCAAATACTTGAAAAAGGGAATCGTAATCAAAATTAGTAACAAATACAGGTTTAGGGTTCGAAGAATAAAGATCTACCTTTCTAAGTCTTTGAATTATAAAAAAAAGTTCCTTTACGGGGTGTTTAAAATTAAGTCTGTGCGTTGTATTTACTACACTGTTTAGATTTGCATCTTGGGGTATTATATCCTTAACTTCTTGAATTTGTGTGATTGCATAATTTATTTTTTTAGATTTTATCTTATCCTTTTCGTCTTGTACTAACGACACCATTTCGGTCGTTATTTTCATTTCCTTAATGAGACCCCTTGTTTGAAAATAATCACTCAAATAATAAACTTCACTATTTGCAGAGTGGTATCCCCATACACAATCACTAAGTTCTCTAAGTTTAATAACAATTTCAATTTCCTGTTTATCTATTGCGAATATAGGAATGGCAAGTTCGGGATTATTGTAAAAGTAAAAAGGAATATCGACGAAAAATTTCTGGTTCGATGTAGCGACTCCTAAATACCCTGCTATACTTGTATGTTTAACCTTTGTACCCGACAATTCTCCCGGGGGTTTTCCGATAAGTTTAGCAAGGTTTTCCTGTTTTGTATGCGATACGTAATTATCGAAATAAATCGCTAAAAAATCGCTCGGTATTCTTTGAATTGTTTTACCACCGATTAGTATTTCGGCATACTCAATAATAGCGTGTCCTATAGACTCGACGTATCCTATACCTTCTAGACCAGCTACTAAATTTTGTTGTATGCTAGATAATTCAAATTTCAAACTCACGGTTTTAAGAAGATCACCTTGATCTTGTGGTATGGTACACCTTATAGTGTTACCAAATTCCACTTCACCTTCCACGTCTAAATCTGTAAAAAAGGGTGCAAAATTAGTATGTTTTTGAAAATTTTTTACGAAGTATGTGTATTCTGGATCATCCGTAAAAAAGGCGTCCTGTGGACCAGATATTTCTAATTGAACACGACCAGCCATTACTAGTATAACTCACTAAAATTTTAAACCACCAAGTCCGCTCTCTATTCTTAACACGTTATAGTTTACTCCATACACATACACTTTGTGACCAAAACTAGAGTCCGGTGTATCGAGTTCCATTTCTATTAAATTGTGTGCTATTCTACTCATATTAACCTGACCGGTCGGGTAATACGTTTCGGGTTTCATTGAAAAACTATACACACCGAAATTACCGTTTGTTATTCCCGTGTAATATTTCAATGGTTGTTCGTAACACAACATTAAAGTATCTGCGTCGATGATTGTATTATTATTAAATTTCATGGTAACGTGTTTTATTGTTTCGTATTTATGTACATCATCGCTTATTGCTACAAAAAACATTTCCTTTACCGGGTGTTTAAAATTTAACATCCCTGATTTTTTAGATACACCTGGGTTAAACTTAAACTGTGACATTTGAATTTGTGATATAACGTATTCAATTGGTCGAGTTTTTAAGAAACTTTTTTCATTCTCGGTTATGAAAAAGAAATCGGAAACCAGTGATACTTTTTTGATCAACGACGAAACATTTGTGGGTGGATCTGATATCGCATTGTTAGACCTTGTATATGTTACAACAACGTCGTCCAATTTTTTAAATTTTATTTCGACTTGAACTTGTTGTTTGCTTAGTGCACATACAGGTATTGCTAAACTTGGATGCCTTAAAAAGTAAAAGGGTAATAAAATATTATAATCCCAGTCGTATGATACGTTTATATAATTTCCATGTCCGGCTAAGAAGTAAAGGGTTTGTTTTATATCATCTTCGTTACTGTGTATATTGTTATACATGTATATGTAATCTCCGGTCAAACGTTGTATAGTTTGACCACCGATACGTAAATCGGCGTATTCTATTATTTGAGCACCTATAGATTCTCTATAACTTACTATTTTAAGGTCTATTTGACCACCCATACCGGGGTGTACAGAACAGTAATAGTATAAAGTTGAAGGTGTACTCGAACTATATGTTGGTGTAAAAGTAACCGTAGCTGTACCCGGATTCGTAACACCTGTTGTATACTCTCCAAGTACAGGTACGCTAAATCTATAAACTTCACCATTGGACTGACTCAGAGATACTTTACCTGGGTACGTTGTAGTATCAACACTAGTTGGGAAAGCGTCAGTTGTATCGTTATCAGACCAGGTAAAGGGAGATACTTTCAAAAGCTTTATCGTGTGAGTTGACGGTGTAGCCGGTGAAAACCAGTTGTTTGTTGAATTTAACCATAGTTTATAAACGTAATGCGT